ATAGTTTTTTTTCTTTGTTTTGTTAAATCTTGTGTGCCTGTTGGTGAGATCCTTTCTCCTTTAGGTTTAGAAGTAGCAAATTGTTGAGAGGGATCTCTTCCTCGATCATATTGTGCCTCTGCTGCATAACCAGTTCTAGCTTTTTTAACTTTTTTTAATTTACCTGAATTTTCCATGGCATAAAAAACCTCTTCACCTTTTTTCTTACCATATTGTTTCTTCATGGATGCCATGATTTTTTTTCCTTTTTTATTTAATGGCATTATACTTTTCTCCTAGCTCTGATTGATTCTTTGCCTCTTCTAAAAATAGAAGCTACTTCTGTTTTACCCATAACTTTTGCTCTCTGCTCCCCAACTGTTAATATCTGTATCTTCCTCGCAAACGGTTTAGATATCTTTTTAACTTTTGTAACTGTTTTACGAGCATCAGTAGGAGTCGCAAACTTAATTTTAACAGTATCTCTAGGATTCTCATCTGTGTATAATCTCCTACCTGTACCTTTAGGTTTTTTGCCAGTGCCTACCTTAGGATCTGCCATGATACTTTTCTCTCCAATAATTTTTTCTTTCGAGTTTTCTTACTCTTAGATCTAGCTCATCATATTTTAAAATTTTTTGTAATAACTTTATAATAAAATCCATTATTTAACCTTCTTCCTTGCTATTTCTAATTTTTCATCTGCGATCCTAATTCTCTCTGCAGCTTGATCCTCATTATTTTCTAATTTCATTTTTTCTATATCTAATTTCTCTTCTACCTCATTCATTCGTATATCGTTAGACATCATATCTTGTTCAGATTTTCTTTGTAAGTCTAAAGCTTTGATATCAAGTTCTCTTTGTTTTAGGGTTACTAAAGGATCTTGTTTTTGACCCATAGCTTCACTTTGTGCTAATTCCATGGTTAATGTAGCTATTCTTTGAGCCACCATTGCATTAATTTGTATTTGCGCACCCTGTGGATCAGAGGCTAACATAGCAGTCATATTAGGATCATTTGCTATTGTTGCACCGACTTCACCTTGTGCCTTTAAGGAAACATGCTCGGATATATGCGCTTGTAATGCAGTGTAGACCTGTGGGTTTATTTGCACCATTCTAGTTGACATAAATGCTCTGTGAGCATTGATATGTGCATCATGATCCTGTTCAGGAAAAGCTTTTAATGGTTTCATGGCTAAAACATCCATATTCTCGGTAGCTGGATCTTTTGGAACAGGTCTTTCTAATGGTTTTAGTATTTGATCTATATCTTGGGTCCCCAAAGCTTCATATACTCTCCGATAAGCCTCTCTAAGGTTATGCATCATGGGATTCGACATAGCAATCTTTAAATTTTCGTTTGCTAAAGTAACTCTTTGTGTCATGCTCATGATATTTGGGTCTGCTACAGGTATTACATCCACCCTATTATCAAAATCTGTCTGTTTTACTGCTTGATCGGCACCATAAACTGAATATGGGTAGATTGGTGGTAGATATTCAGCGAAAACTTTCGATAAAAGTCTGAATTCTCTTCTCATTGAGTAGTAACATCTCTTATGTATAGCACTCATGACCCTCGAACCTCGTTCCATTAACGAAACAGTAGTGCCAACAGCTCTATTTTGCATGTCATTACCTACATCCATGTTAGTTATTGCTGCAAATTTCTGTCCAGCATCAACAACAAACCCCATTAACTGGTATAATGTGGCTGAAGGCTCCTTAAATGGTAGGATTTGGAACTGATCTTTGATATTTCCACCTGGTGCATCAACATCTCTAAACTCTCCAGGCTGAAATGGTTGATCATCATCACGAATTCTTATACCTCTAGACTTAAATCCAGCTGGTAGGTTTGATAATGTTCCTGCATCAAGCAATTGTCTTAAGGATTGAGTGGCAGTTCTACTTAATCCACCAATCATATGTGTTAAACCAAAACCATAAAACCCTAAACCTGGTAGAAATTTGAAATGTACAAAATATTCTTTACGTTTTTTTGTGCTATCATCAGGATTGTAGTTCCTATATATGCTTAAAACTTCACCAGAGCCCTCATCAATTGTTATGATGTAAGGAACTTTAACTTGTTTTTCAGGATTCTGCATTTCAAACTCTTCTAGATTACAATCTACATGCATCTCTAAAATTGAAAAAGAATACTGTTTGTCAGCTGTAGGTGTTATTCCCTCTAATTCTTGGTATTTTTTTTCAATGTCAGTTGGACCCTTGGATGTAGGTTTTAATTCTACATCTCTATAAAAACCAGATTCTTGTTTTTTTAAAATCTCATTTTCACCCATCTTAATCACATGAGTAATTCTCTCACAATCCATCAAATCTGTTGCATAATAGGGGACAACTAAATCCTCTGCTGGTATAAACTTAGATACAGCCCTTTGCATAACTTCATCATAGTAAACCTTTTTAAATGCAGAACCAGCAAGTGCTAAATAAAATAATAATTGATCAAACTCTGGAGTATATTCCTCCATCTCCTCAGTGATCATATAATTCATAAAATCTTGCACACGTTGAGCTTGATTTATTTTGGCATCATCTTCCACCCCAAGAACTCTAGTTCTTACTGGCCCTTGTGATGGAAGTAATTCCTTATAAGCTTGTGCTTGAAACTGTGTAACAGCTTCAGATAAAAGTGGGTGAGTGACTGATGCAGATCCTCTAAAAGGTCTTGTCATCTCTCTTTGATTCAAACCAAGTAGATCTAAATTATTGGTATAGGATGTTTCCCAATCTTTTCTCGAAACTCTATCTTTTTTATAATCGTCAAGCAATCTATTTGATATTCTCTGGAGAACCTCATCTGACAAATCTTCTGCAATATTTTTAAAAAAATCATCAACTGCATCTGCAACATCAGAGATAGAGGGAGGAGTTTCTTGGGTTTCTAACTCGATATCCACCTCTTCTGTCTCGGGAGTTTCTTTCTCCTCAACAATTGCTTTTTCGATCTCAGCCATTAGTAAAGTTTAGTAGGTTTCATTCTCGCCATTCCACCACCACGAGCTTTTACCATTTTTCCTTTATTTAATTGAGTCTTAGGTCCGAGAATAACTTTGTTTAAAAATTCTTTAAAACTAGGTTGTCCTCTTCTCTTTCTCATAGTTTCAGCGTAAGTTTTTTTATCTTTAAACTTTTCCAAACCTTTAGTGATGCTACCATCATCTCCAACAAAAATTGATTTTAGATTTCTTTTCTCTGGTAGATCTGATCTTTTAAGTTTAGTGATACCTTGCACAACACCTTTTAACGGACCATCTCCTTTTATTGTAGAAGCTCCTTTCATAGCGGTATCTGAAGTCATAGCTTTTCTAGCCGAGGCAAACTTATCCCCAACTATGGATTTTGGCATTTTACCTATCAAGCCTAGCTTACTAGCACCAGCTAGACCAACCATGGCAGCCAACATCCTATTTCTTCTTCTTGATTTTTTTGACATGTCTTATCTCCTAATAATATATATATTTTCTTTGTCTATAACTTTCCACCTCATCCTCGTCAGAATAAGTTGTTATAAACGATCCTTGTCGGTATCTTAACATAGCCTGAGTGGTGCTGTCCACATAATCGTCATGCTCTCCATGAGGAAACGCTGCACATTCCTCTATAACTTCTTGAGCCCAATGTTCATCTCTTGGATAATAAACTTGTCCTGATTCGAAAATAGGAGCACACGCATTAACTCTTGAATGTTTATCTTGTCCTCTCCCTGGTGTGTAATCCATAACAGGGATACCCATTCTTCTAAACTCCTGTAATAAACTTTGTCCACTAGCTTTAGCTTCTATTATTACTGTCTCAGGTTGCCAATATTTGTATTGATCCAAAGCAACCATTTTTAATTCAGGAAAATCATATTTTCCTTTTATCGCATCAATTAACATAATAGAATCAGGTCCACCCTCGTGAGGCGTGAATATTCCCCATGTAGTGATTGCACTGTAGTCAGCAGTTTCTTTTTTACTGAATGCAGTGTCATAAGATTGTATGACGTGTTTTAGAGTTGGAATCTCCTTGGTCCACGGTTGCCACCATTCTCGTTTAAGAATCGCCCCA